GGTCTTAAAGATCTTCTGCGTTTTTCTGCCATGATCTCCCAAAGTGGAGATTGTCTCGTACAGACCATCTGCCGCCTTGTTTAAGCTGATCCCCGTTGCATTGGCCGTAGACTCTACTGCTTTCTGGTAGCCCTTAAGATGGCTGTGATTATCGAGCAGCGTGTCCACGTTAGCCATGTGCGTCTGGAAGGACGCAGCGGATTTGATGCCATATCCCATAACGGCCTGAGCGGCGAGAGAAGCAGCGCTAAGACCTCTCTTGATCTTTTTAGCGCTGGAGCCAAGAGCCTCATCCAGCGACTTATCAATTTTGCCTCCAATATGGAGGATCACTCTTAAATCTCTCATTAGCTCTCCTTTACACTATCCAGCACAGCCTTAAGTGCGGCCTGCCACTCTGCCAGCTCCCGGATCGGCATACGCCAGAAGGTCAAGACATCCCCGCCTCCGTGCATGCCGATCACAAGATCCACGCACGCCTGCCTGACCGTTGCGGAGGTTAGGCGGGCTAATCCTCCGCGAACATAAAACCCTCGAAAGTATACTTAACCAAAAGCATATCCCGGAAAGGCAGACGATTGAAAAATTCCATCGGCTGGCCGGTTACCTGCATAGCCGCAGCCAGAGCATAAGCTGTGCTGGTCTCTCTCATCGGATTAGCGTTCTCTTCGAGACTTCCAAAGCGGGCAGCCATACTCTCGATCTTTCTCATGTCCTGCCCGGACAAGTCTTCGAGACCGGACATGTCCAGACCTTCATAGGTCTTGCCCTCGAAGGTGTATGGCTTCCGGAACTTAACAAACAGATCCGCATCTTCTGCAGTCTTAGCCTCTGCCTTAACTTCTGTTTCCTCCGCTTTAACCTCTTCAAGCGCAGAGGCCGGAATAGCTCCGGCCTGATTGTCATAGATTGCCATTTATGCCTCCTTAAATCTGCTGAGAAATGTCGGATGACAGGTCCTGCCCTCCGATCTTGCACACGTTATTGAGCTTATCAATCTCAATATTTGGCTCGTCGGAATCACCGAAGGTATAGGAGTAGTAAAGGACCTCCACCGTGATCGATGCACCCATGTTATCCGCCTTTTTAAAGGATCCCGAAGTAAGCTGCTTGAAAAGCCCCTTAATAACCGCTTTTGCTGGCTTGTTGACGATAGATGCATCAGACATGTCGAGCATCTGCACCGATCCTCTCAACGTTACATCGACCTTGCCACTTTCCTGGATGATAGCGATTGCTGTGTCATCCAGGACGTCATAGTTGATCTCTACAGTCATGCTCTGCGGCTGCCCCTGTACCGGAATCTCAAACTTTCCCGCTACTCCGGCAAAGTCGCCGTCTACGGTAGCCGGCTGGATGTCAGGGAGCTTTACTTCATTGCCGGTTCCCATCAGCTTGTTTGTGCCATTGGAGTAGACATTGAAGTTGTTCATAATGTTTGGAAAGAGTCCGCTTGCCATTATTTATCACCTCCTGCGATATTTGCTTTCAGGATATCGGCACTGTACTCCAGAGTGTCATAGATCTCTTTTGCCGGTGTGAAAGGCGCGACGTACTGATAAAAGCGCACCTTACCAGCCAGGATGTCCGTGATTGGATTTTCGGAATCCCTGAACTCAATGTGGCCTCCAGCCCACTTGCCCTGCGCTGTCAGCGCATTGCATCTGATGTTCTCATCATTTACCAGAGCCTCGATGGCACGGTGTGAAATGTTGGAGTCCAATCTGTCCATATAGCGGACAATAAAGACATTCGCCTGCCAGCTCATCATTCTTCTGACATTGATAAAGCGGTCCTTAACGTCTGTGACATTAGGGTACAGCGATGTTTCTACACCTGCAGTCTTCCATCCCTGCTTCCAGCAGGCAGTCACGATTCCCAGGCCGTTGACATCTGCCGCCTGATCCAGATTAAGGTTGAGCTCCTTAAAGCCCTCACTGGTGACAAAGCCCGCTCCAGTGATACACATGTTGATGTTGGATGGCGCATTGCTCGGGCAATCACCATTAGCAGCATCCTGTGCCTGCATGCCCGCACCGAAGACTGCAGTAAAGTGCATGCAGATATTGTCTGATCCTGCTTTGACGTAGTAAGGCCAGAGCACAGCCGCGTCTGCAGATGCATAGGCGTTGTTTTCCTTATCCGTCTTAAGGCTTGCTACAGTCCATTTTCCGCTGTCGTTTCCCGTGTTAAGGGACAGCAGCGCAAAGGCGCGGAAGACTCCGTCAATGTCCTTAGTCTCTGCGATCAGCGCTGCACCAACTGCGGCCTGATCGTCAAAGCCAGGAGCAAGCAGTGTTGCCGGGATGACGTGACATCTGGCATACACGTCTCTTACGCAGGCGATGCCTGTAGCGACTCCGTCGCCGTCAATCCCTCCAATGATGTCCTCAGCTGTAACCTTGGACGGGTCCAGCTGCTTTGCTGTAACCTTAAGTGTCTTTTCCGATGCAGCGGCTCCGGAGGACATCAGACCGATCGCAACCAGTCCCTCGTCCGTAAAGGTCAGGGTATAATCTGTGTCTCTTACCAGGGCCTTATCCGCTGACGTGGTTACCTTGACCGTATCCAGCAGCACGCCTGTATGCTTAAGCGTTGCCATGCGATTTGCCACGTTGACGGTCTCGGATGTCAAATCCTTTGTGTGTTTCGCCGGATCCAGCACGTTAATCATGACAACCGGAGCGCATTTAGACAGTGCAAAGGACGCATAAGCAGACTCAGCAAGTGTGTATGTAAACTTGCTTACGCCGTTGGCATCCTTCTCCGGGCCCTGATAGCCGAGCTTATCGACCATGTCGTCCATAGACTCAATCAAAATCGGTTTATTAGTCACAGAGGTCGGATCCTCGGCCAGATTTACCGGCGCAGTACCGATTACCACCTGGATACCGGATGTCCCGTAAGTCGGAACCGGCATCTTTGTTGGCACCTCATTGACATAAATACCGTGTCTGTATTTAGCCATTCTCTACTCCTTTTCTGCGCGTTTATAAAAAACATAGGCCGCGCCCTTACCCTCTCTGATCTGCCTGACTGCCTCATGCTGTTTTGCCTGAGGGACAAGCAGCTCGTTGAAAAATTCGCCTTTATACTTCGTTCGTGCGGCCTGTACAGCCTCACGATCCTTAAAAACCATGCCGTGCTTCAGCCGGCCCTGCGTTGGTCCGATGTAGCATAATGGCGTAAATCGCTTAGACATATGGATCCTCCTCTTCCGGTGTTACTCTCATAAAGACGAGGTCCAAGGCTCCGAAAAAGTAGGGCCACATGTCCTCATCCGTGTCCGCATAATCACGCGGGAAATCGCATTTAAACTCACCATGGAGCACTGGCTTTACATCGTAGTGATCCAGCACTTTCCGGACGATCTCGCCGAGTGCTTCAGCTCCCCTATAATCGGTGCTGTCGTCGAATACTCCAAAGATCAGGCGCATCGTGATCGTCTCGTAAGAATCTGCGCCCTGTCTCTGCATGCTGGAGCGCCGGACGGCGATAAATGGAAAGTCATCTGCATCTGAGGACCCGTCATCATGCCTTGGCGGTGCGTAGGAAAAAACCTTGAGCTTCTTCTGCGTCCCGTCAGGACTGTCATAGATCGCGTCCTTGAACAGTTCCTGCAAATCTTTAATCAGTTGTGTTTTGAGCTCCATCATTTAGCCATCTTCCCCCAGGTTCCTCCGCTGTTAGACCGCCGGATTCGGTACTGCACACGTGTCTCCAGGTTATGCGCAAGCTTTTCCGCGATTACCTTTTCGGCCTTTTTATAAACACCCTTATTTCCGGCAAGCATCACCGGAACGGAAGAGCCCTTAAGCTCTTTTATTGGCAAGCGGCTCTTACCTACACGCTGGAAAACACCCGTATGCCCACTGGCCATCATTGCAAAAAAGGCTTTGATATCGCCTTTCTCCAGGGGCTTAACAGATCCGCCTTTTAGCTGTGCACCTTTAGGCGCTGCTTTTTTCGGATGCGTCACGCGGAAGTTTATTAAAGGCCTTGGAGCACCTTTGATGATGAGTGCACCCACTGGTCTTCCAGCGTTGGCCTTGATCATGCTCATAGACTTTTTAACATCCTTCTGTGTGATCCTGTATCTCTGGCTCGCCGCCTTTGCTAACAGACTCTTTGCGTAGTTGAGCGTCCGGTTGGTTGCCCAAGCGGTATCAATGGGCATATCGTGCTTGATCTCACTTAAGCGGATAGAGACTTTTTCCAGATCTCTCTGATCATAGTGCACCGTCATTTTGACAGGTTGGTTAGAAGCGGACCCCATTAGACTCCCACCTTTCCACTGTGATCTGATAGACACCCATCTCGACCGTTACGCCCGAAACCGTAAAGCGCTGCCCGTCTATCGTAATAAGAGCGCCCCGCTTAGGGACGCTCCCATACTGATCAGCTTTTACGTAGAGCGTGGTCTGCCCGCCGAAAACCCCAAGGATCTGCGGATTTCCAGATGACGGTGACTCAAAGAGTTTGTTATCATCGATCAGCGCAATCATTGTCTTTCCGTTGATCACGTGCGAATCGCAAAACTCCTCATCGTTGAAAAAGATGGCATCCACATCCTTTTTAAGCTGATCCTTGAAACCCATGACTATCCTCTCAGCTTAACTCTGACAGTAGCCGCGTCTGCCGCTGCGGACTCTACCGCATATCCGGCATCCGTATCGGTGTTGGTTGTGGAGACAGTTCCTGCAGCCGAGGAGTAATAGACCTCTTTGCCTGCATCAATCGCGGTGGCGGCCTTCTTCGGCATGGTGTACACGCCCTCAACCACAACAGCTCCAGTCGCTCCAGCATCGATATCACCTCCGGCTACACCAACACGATCGCCAATTACCACGATATCGCCAGCCGCTACTGCGGTCTTGGCGGTGTAGTCCAGAGCATTTCCATCCTGTCTAAATACTGCCTTAGCCATTATTTAGCACCTCCATTCTTGTAAATTCCGCGGAAGTCCAGAGCAGTGATGCCCCAGTCCAGGAAGACGTCCCAGTGGAATCCAAGCACTCCCGGCTTCTCCATTCTGCGTACCTGCGGTGTTTCCGCTCCGTTGAGATAATCAACCTCGATAGACTTGGCAGACATCGGATCAGCTACAACGAACCACGGGCATGCGCCGGCACTGGCTGCCGCATCCAGCTGTGGAACGATGATCGGCTGAAGTGCCATGCCATACATCGGGTTAACATCGTTGTTGGCGGATCCTGTGATCTGCGCAGAGTGCAGTGCAATGTAGGTGTCGAACTGGTTCTGATTGCCAACCAGAACGTACTTCGGAATGATTCTGATCGCCTGACCGAAGTCGTCCTTCTGCACGCCCATCTGCAGAAGTGCATCCTGCAGTCCGGCCTGTCCTGGCTTTGCGCCTGTAGTAGCGAGGTTGCCGTGCTTCTTGTCAAAGAAAGCGATGCCATCAGCATAAGCGGCATTGGACAGCAGCAGATCATAGACCTGATTGTCGATTGTGCGCTTAGCAGCGGCAGAGTACTCGGACAGAGTCTTGGACAGGAGACCGATATCATCATTGATGAAGGCCTCTCTGGTCAGGCTGAAGCTCTTTCCGTAGGAGTCCAGCTTTCTGGTCGGCCTCATCTTATTGGACGGTCTGTCTGCCTTGATCTCGCCGTTCTCGCCGACCTTCTCAAAATCAGAGACTCCGCCAACTTCCCACTGATGGACATTCTCAGCCTTAAAGTCGGACAGAGATCCCTTGGTTGTCCACAAATTAAACGTGGTCGGAACCAGCTGATAAGCATCTACAATCGTCTTATTGACAGCTGCATCCATGATGACCGGGAACGCAGCAGACGGGTTAAAAGCTCTGCTGCAAACGGTCTGGAACAGTTCATCTTTGGACATGTGTCTCAGAGACTCAGCAGAAGCGCCTTCACGCTCCATACACTCAATGGCCAGGTCCTTGAGTTCGGCTCCGGCATAAGGGGATCTCTCCTTGTCGGAGTCATAGCCCATGCGCTGTCTCAGTCCAAGGACAGCAGCGGAGCGGAACTTATCCTCTTCATCCCCCGTAACCTCCATCCTGCGGTTTCCGATCGGCGCCCTATCCTTAGCAAGCTCAGCCAGGACAGCAGCTCTTACCTCGTCCATAGACTTTCCGGAGGCAATATAGCTTTCCGGATCCATGCCGAAAGATCTGCACAGGGCTGTGATTCCTGCAGCTCTCTCGCGTTCTTCCTTAATCGCGATCTCTCTTGCTTCTTTCTCTTTTTCTCCGGCGTCGTCCTCAGCCTTAGCCTGATCGATTTCTGCCTGCAAAGCATCAAATCGCTTCTGCTCCTCTTCGGTCAGATCTCTCCCCGCAGCTTTAGCCGCGTCGACAATCGCCTCCTGCTTCTGCAGCAGGGCTCTAAGCTTTCCGTGCATGTAAAGCTCCTTTCCTAATCACTTAAATAATTTTTAGTTATAGTCATCTGCGCCTTGGCGATTGCCAGAGCTGAGCGATGATTATCATAATTAACATCGTAGTCACGGCCTACTCCTACTGTCGGATCAGCAGGGATGGACACGATGGACACCTCCAAAGGCTCCCAGGACGTTGCAACAGACACAGGTCCGTCAAAGCGTCCGTCCTTGGACTTCTCTCCCTCATCGACTACTTCGTAACGGCTGACTATATATCCAACTGACACGCCTTTGAGCGTACCGGACTTGACCTTCTGATAAATCACATCAGAGTCTTCGTCTTCGTCAAAAGTGATCTGCGCAAGGCCTCTCCCGTCTTCCGTCCAGGCTTTATCGATCCTGCCCACAACCTTGTCTCTGTCATGGTTGTACAATACAACTCCGATAGAGTTGAGCCGGTCCAGATTGACTGCCCCATCGCTGTGATCAAGGATCTCAGGGCCTACCCACAGCTGATCATAAGGTTCCTCGCTGGAAAAACTAATCTGAAACGTCCGGTTTTCCGGATCCTCCGACATCGCTCTGATCGCCGCCGGCATTGCTCTCGTCTGGAGAGTTCCCTCCGTCTTCTTCTGGTTTTTTCGGTTCATCTTCCTCACCTCCCTGCTGCGTAGTGTTTTTATCTTCAACAGGCTTCACGCCCGCTGTAAGCAGTATGTCTGTTAAGTCAATGCCAAGCTTGTCCGCGTACTTAAAGGCCTCGCTTGTCTCATCCAGCACATCCTTCCAGTTGCATCCGCTCTCTGCGCAGAGCTGTTGGAAGGTCTTCTGACCACTCTTAAGCGCGGTCACGTTGGCGTTGGCTTCCTTAACCGGATCGATCCACTTTTTCGCCGGCCTGATCCAGGCATGCGACAAATATTTATCTTTGTCTTCCCAGAAATCATTGATCTGCACCTTACCGGAGAGAACCAGTGAGATCACAAAGGTCTCATAGATCTCATCCAGAACAGCTTCCAGGCTCTCCTGCTCCGCAGCAAAGGTCCGCTCATCCTCGATGGCAGACTGCCGTGCAGACGAGTAATTGGTCTCTGACATGTCCCGGCTGACAGCCTCATAGGACATGCCCTGACCTGCCGCCAGCATTTTCTGCTGGAGTTTAACAAATTCCGCGGCATTCTGCGCCTGTCCGGACGGGTTGACCGAAACTGGCTCTTCGCCAGCCGGAAGCTCCTGCATCATGCCAGGAGAAAGTGTCTTACCAAGATATCCGCCGGAGTCCTCTGTCTTAACTCCGGAGCGGCCAAAGCCCATGCCTGCCGTGGTCTGAGGTTTGAAAAAGACCGCAAAGCACGCCTGGATGCGCTCCTTAACTGCAACAGCTTCCAGGTACTGGTTAACATCTCTGATCCTTGTGATCGTAGGAGACATGTCTGACATCTCTCTGATCTGAGACGGGCGTGTCTTTGTAAAGTAAAAAATCACGTCATCCGCAGGGATAAAAACGCTGTCCACCTCCTGCATGCCCGTGATGTCATACTGCCGGAACCAGTAGCCCTTCGGGCGGTTCCAGGCGTTGTACTCAATTCCGCCGACAACGGTATTACCTTTGTACTTCGGCGCTGTCTGCGTCTCATCCAGCTCATCTACTTCAAAAACTTGAAGTTTGAATGGGATGAAGCCGTCATTTTTAGGCGTAAAGCGCTTAACGATCAGGATGCCGCCATCGACTTTTTTACGCCTGACGCACATCCGGATCATCTCGTCAAAGCTCTGCGCCCCGGTAACATCACAGTTCCTTGCTTTCTTCCACTTCTTCCAGGCGGCTTCGATCTGTTTATTCAGTTTTGTATAATCTTTTTTCTCGCCATCTCCGACCTTTGCCTGCAACTCCCACCCGGGGCCGTACACACTCCGGACAACCGCATCGATCACAGCGTTCATCTGGTCGGAATTCCGCTCAAGGTCTCTTGCACGTGCCCTCACGCGGTTTCTATCCCACTTGTCTGTCTGCTCCCCGGATTCATTGACTGCTCTCCAGTAATGGTTCCGTGCCCCGCCGTCTCCGCTGTCATAGTTCCAGCTCCGGCGGATCTCATCTGCCATATACCTATTGGCCATCCTCTTAACGCCCCAGCCGGGAAATGCCGCAAGGATGGCACGGTCAAGCCAGCTCCCTTTTTTGCTCATCCCTTACCTCCCGCTGAAAAGTGCGATGCTTGCACCGGGAATCCCGGCATCGGTATCCGCGCTGCCCTGCTCAGTTACAAGCTGATTTCTGAGGCTGACAAGCTCCTTCAAATCGGCACGAGTAAGTGACCTGGTGCCGATCTTATAGCTTTGTCCGCCCTCCAGGATCGCGTTGATGGCTTCTTCTACCTGACTAAGAGTCAGTCCTGTAATGCTGTCGGCCATGCTGCATCTCCTATCCAACTAAAAAGATCCAGGCGATCACAATCGCAAGGATCCAGATTACTATATCCAATTTGTGTCTGTCGGCAGCCAGAGATTCACGCTCTGCTCTCTCTGCGTCTGCTGACTCATCCTCTGCTGCCGTTTCTTCTCTGCCTCTTCAGCCTGCTCCTCCTCCAGGTACAGGGTCCGGGCGCCCAGCATATCCGCGGCACAGGCACTATACACTTCGCAATCCAGATAATGGTTATCTGCATGCGATGTCTTAGGCACCCACTGCGGAGCCGGCCGGCCTTTAACCTTGATCTTATGCTCGGCTGTCACCTGCTCCGCGTACTCCCGATCACATCCCTTGTAGACGGTCCATGACCCCTGGATGCCTGCCCGGCGCCTCATCCTGGAGGCGATCAGGTCCTTATACCGGCCCGTGTCCACCAGGATCAGCCGCAGGCCGTAAGAGTCGATATTGCTCTCGACCTTGCTCACCCGGTAATAATCCGCAATGGCGGCCCGGGCATTACCTCTGCATGGCAGCGCCCACTCTATATTCTGCAGGCAGTACTCGTAGATGTCATCTGTCGCAAAACCGGAGTCGATCAGGCAGAGCTGCACGGTCATCCGCCGGCTGCTCTCTGTCCGGTACTCCAAATTCATTGCCCTGGTGATCTCATCTAAAGATACGGCCTGGCCGTGGGCAATATTTTGAGATGTCATAAATTTGCCCCAGGCCCTGATTGTCCAGTACAGGCAATTCTGCTGCACATCGACGCCTCCGGTCAGGATCTCTGTCCACTCCGGCAGCGTGTACTTCGGCAGATCGGTCTGCCGCTCCAGCACCATATCCGCACTGGTCTTGATCTGCGTATCTTCCCAAGGCTCCGCCAACCACGAGTTAACAAAGTTCTGCAGTTTGTCCGGATCATCTTTCGATGTCAAAAATTCAAAAGCGACGTCGCTAAATCTCACGAACGGAGAGTACAACGTGTTCATCCAGAAGCCCACCGACCGGACGTTATCGGTCTTCGTCTCAACGGCTTTCCATTTGCCCCTCCGGAGCATGCCTGGTTTGTCCGAGTCCTTGATCAGGCATCCGCACTTCTGGCAGGCGTACACCGCAGTGTCCGCCCGGTCCCGGAAGGACAGGGATTTATCATCAGAATATCGCACGTTTGAAAATTTAAGCTCTATCATCTCTCCGCAATGAGGACACGGCACGAAAAAATGCCGGATCTCATCGGAGGACTGCAGGCTCTTCCAGATATGCCCGGTCTTCAGAGTCGGCGTGGAAGTGATATAGATCTTACTGTTTGCGTAAGTCTTCGTTCGCTCTTTTGCCAGCGAAATTGGATCCGCTTCCTTGCTGCTGGCTCCTGGGTACTTATCAACCTCGTCCATCAGCAGGTACCGGATTGGCTTTGACGCAAGGGCGCTCGGTGAGTTTGCCCAGGCGAGCGTCAAATTCATGGTGGAAAAGTGCAGCTCCATATCTGTGGACCTGTACTCATCCCACTTATCCTTGATCGCAGGAGACAGCCTCAGCATCGGCTGGATCCTCTCTTCGCTGGTGGACGTGCCCAGGATCTCCGTTGGATAGACAACCATCGCCGGCCCCGGATCCTGACTGATCATGTAGCCCAGCATATTCTGCATGGCTTCCGTGCCGCCGACCTGAGTAGGCTTACAAAAGGTTATCCGCTCTACTGCGTACTCGTTAAAGGCGTCCATGACACCAACCAGATAAGGGGTGACCTCATTTCTCCAGTGTCCAGGACGCGCTGATGTCTTATCATCAAGTATCCTATACTTTTCTGCCCACTCCGATACAGTGAGCTGCTCCGGGGGCCGTAAAATCTCCAGGGCCTCCCTGATATAGGGCGGCACTGAGTATTTAGGGATCCGGATGCCCTTTTTACGTGCCATCCCTGCCACCTGCCTTAGTAGGGGCATTGCCGCGGACCACAAAGGTCTCCATCGTTCTGTTTAATTCGTCGGTGATGTCCTTTTCAGCTTTTCTGACAGTCACCGGGTCAGCATAATCGCTCAAGATGCCGGCAACTCTGCCGGGGATCGCATTAATGACGCTCTTAAGGACCTTGAAAAAGGACTCATAGTCCGCTTTCACGTCATCAACCTCGATGATAGAGCCCTCAAAGAGCCTTGTTTTCATCTCATGAAGCTCTCCCTGGGACTCTTTCAGCGCAATCTCAGCTTCCAGCTTCTGCTTTTTCAGCTTTGCTTCAAGGTCCTGTTGATCCTGAGACTTCTCTCCGGATTTCAGGTAGGCCACATAGCCTTGCAGAGCGTCCTGCAGATTAAAGCGCAGGGAGCGCGTCTTGCTGGTATTCGTCAGGATCCCGTCGCCGGTAAGGCGCTGGATCGTCCGAACGTTAAGACCGAGCAGCTGCGCCAGTGTCGCGGAATTTACTTCTTCAGTTTTTACCTGATTTTGCCTCAAAAAATGTAGCCTTCCTTCAAAATTTTTAATTATCTACAGAAATTAATCATATCAGCGACACGGCACCCCGAAAAAAATTTCAAATTTTTGGAGCCAAGAGATGGGCCTTCCTCGCCCA